AAGGATGCGCTGCGGGACAGGGATATTGAGGCTTACAACACGGTATGGGAAGGCTTATGTCGCCAGACGGTGGACGGCGCTATCTTTGCCCGTGAGATGCAGATGGCTGAACTTGAGCAACGCATTACCCGAGTGGGATATGACGCCACCAAGCCTGTCCACGCAGTATTTGACCTCGGCTGGTCTGACGCTACCGCAATCTGGTTTGTGCAGTTTGTGGGCATGGAAACCCGGCTAATTAGGTACGTTGAAGACAGTCAGAAAACCATCAGCGACTACCTGGCCAAGATGCAGACATATGGCTATGTTTACGATACACTATGGTTGCCACACGATGCAGAGAATAGAACCCTCGCAGCGGCAGGGCGATCTATTGACCAAATTATCCGTGCAGCAGGGTATAAAACCAAAATAATCCCCCGAACGCCCATTGTGGACAGTATCAACGCAGCGCGTACCTTATTCCGCAATTGCTGGTTTGATAGGGAAAATTGTTATGATGGGCTACAATGTTTGCGACATTACCGCTACGACGTAGACCCTGAGACCAAGCAATTTAGTAAACAACCGTTGCACGACAATTATTCGCACGGTGCGGACGCATTCCGAATGCTTGGATTAGTAGTTAACGAACCAAAGCGCAGAGTAACTAAGCAAAGCTACGCAATGCCACAAAGCTGGATGGGATAAATATGAGCGACTACGACGGCGACTACGACCCAATTATTGATGAGGCCAAAGACTTCCTCAAGTTGTGTAACGATGCGGACACCATGAACCGCCAGGAGGCCCTAGAAGACCTCAAGTTTGTTAATGGCGACCAATGGCCCATTGAACTGCAAAACTCGCGTAATCTCGAATCTCGCCCCATCCTGACCATCAATAAGCTGGACGGCTACTGCAGACAAGTCACCAACCAGCAGCGCCAGCAACGCCCACGCATTAAGGTCCACGGCACTAACTCACAAGCGCAGGAAAAGACCGCTGAAGTTATCGAAGGAATGTGCAGGCACATCGAGGTCAACTCCAACGCCGACAATGCCTACGATATCGCCTTTGACCATGCCGTGCGTATGGGGTGGGGATATTGGCGTGTCACGACAAATTACGTCAAAGAAGATAGTTTTGACCAAGAAATCTATATTGATGCGATAGACAACCCGTTTACCGTTTACTTTGACCCCAATTCTGAGCGCGTTGACGGCTCAGACGCAGAACGTTGCCTTATCACCACAATGATGAGCAAGGCCAAATTCCGCAAGTTGTACCCAGACTGCGACGACGGCACGTCATTTACCCAACGAGGAACTGGTGACGCGCAATCAGAATGGATTACCAAGGAAGATATACGCATTGCGGAATACTTCTACGTTGTTCGCGAATCTGCGACCCTGTACCAACTAAGCAATGGCGAGAGCCGGTTTGCCGAAGGGTCAGATTTCTTTAAGCGCCTAGAACTCGCTGGCCTCGAAGTGGTGGACAAGCGTCCAAGCTACAAGCGTTCGGTCAAGTGGAAGAAACTGACCGCCATTGAGGTGATTGAAGAGCGCGAATGGCCAGGCACCTACATCCCAGTCGTCCCTGTTTACGGGCGGCACGTTGTCATTGGCGACAAAAAGAAGAAGTTCGGCATGGTACGCCACGCCAAAGATGCACAACGGATGTACAACTTCTGGCAGACAACCATCACGGAATCTGTCGCTTTGGCTCCAAAGGCCAAGTGGATCATGGCGGAGGGCCAGGATGAGGGCCATGAGAATGAATGGGCTGGCGCTAACGTCAAATCCTATCCTCTGCTGCGTTACAAACAGACCGACATTGACGGACAACCAGCGCCACCGCCACAACGCTTGCAACCTGAGCCACCTCCTGCTGGAGTGATGGCCGCTGCTGAGACGATTAATCAGGATATTGCAACGCTGATGGGCATTTACGACCCAAGTCAGCAATTGCCGGGCAATATGTCCGGTAAGGCGCTAAACGGCCAGCAGCAACAAGTTGACCTGACTAACTTCGACTTCTACGACAATTTGACCAAGTCAATCCAGCACACCGGCAAGATTATTCTCGACTTGATTCCGCATATTTACGACTCTTACAGGGTCATGCGTATTATCGGAAGTGACGGCAAGCCTGACCTAGTTGGCATTAATGAGCCACAACAAGACGAACAAGGTGTATATAAAGTCATGCACGACATGAGCGTGGGCAAATACGATGTGGTGATGGACACAGGGCCAGGCTACAACAGTAAGCGCCAAGAGGCCGTGGAATCAATGGTGGATATGCTCAAGGTGGATCCTGCGCTCATGCAACAGGCTGGTGACCTTATCTTCCGCAACATGGATTTCCCTGGCGCAGACATTATTGCTGACCGCCTCGCAGCAGGTAACCCGCTGGCGCAGATTGACGACAAATCGCCTATCCCGCCACAGGTGCAGATGCAACTCAAGCAAGCGCAGGCGCAGGTCCAGCAGATGCAGCAGCAAATGCAACAAATGCAACTGGCCATGAAGCAACGCTCAGACATTGAGCAAGTTAAGCAAGATGCCGAAACCAAGCGTGTCCTGATTAAAGAAACCAACCGCGCCCACGACCTTGAACTGCGTGACGCTGAACGCCATGCGGACATGAAACTGCGGACAGATACTGCGGCACACGATACCGTGCTGAAAACCCAGACGCAGATTGAAATTGAGCATATTAAAGGACAGTTTGCGCTTATGTTGGCTGAATTAGATCGCAGGTCAGCGCATGAAGCTGCACAACAAACTACCGAACGCGCAATATAAATTTGTGGTATAAACCACACAACCTTACCAGTTGGGTATCAACTGGGTTTATTTCTTGAGGAAACTCATGTCAAGTGAAAAAGAAGCCGGTCAAGTATTGACTAGCGAGAATGCAGCAGATTTTTATTCGACAAAACTTGGATTAGCTGACGAAACACAAACTCCCGTGGCTGAAGAATCAGAGCCGGTAGAGGAAGTTGAGCAGAGTGATACAAGCGAACAAGAAGATGCGAAACCAACAGAAGAGCGAAAACAGAATCCGAAAATCGAGAAAAGGTTTTCAGAAATAACCAAGCAACGTGAACTGGCGCGGCAAGAAGCGGCACGGGAGCGCGAAGCGAGGGAACGTTTGGAAGCTGAAGTAGCGGCTTTAAAGCAACAAACGCAACCGAAACCGGCTGCACCAGTTGACGCAAAGCCTCAGCCGTCTCAATTTACTGATGCCTTTGAATTTGCAGAGGCATTAGCTGATTGGTCTGCTGAACAAGCATTGATTAGGCGAGATAAGGAAGACGCTGAACGCAGGGCAGATGCCGAAAGACAGAAAGTAATTTCGAGTTGGACGACAAAGGTTGCAGCAGCGAAGGCAGATATTCCTGATTTCGACGATATGGTTGCATCAAGTAGCGTTGCGGTAAGTGACGCAATCCGAGATGCTATTTTGGAAAGTGACGTGGGACCACAAATCCTGTATCACCTTGCAAAAGATGACGACGTTGCAAAACGTATTACATCCATGTCACCCAATGCTGCACTACGCGAGATTGGGAAACTAGAGGCAAGGTTTGAGAAGCAAACTGAGATCAAGCCAAGCGAACCTGTTGTGAGAACTAAAGCAAAACCGCCGATCAACCCGATTCGCAGCGCATCGAGTTCGGCCGAGGCTGGTGTGGACGCAAATGGACAGTTCCACGGCAGTTATCAGGCATGGAAAGAGCAACGCAAAGCAGGGAAGATTCGGTAACCATGTTTCTTAATCTTAGGAGTATTCCAAATGGCAAATAACTTGCTAACCATTAGCAAGATCACCAATGAAGCATTGATGGTCTTGGAAAATGAATTGACTTTCACCTCGGAAGTTGACCGTAACTACGACGACCAGTTCGCCGTTGTTGGTGCGAAAATCGGTAACACCGTTAACGTCCGTAAACCTGGCCGTTTTATCGGTACTACCGGACCTGCTTTGAACGTTGAAGACTTCAACGAATCTAGCGTGCCTGTAACTCTGTCGACGCAATTCCACGTTGACACCCAGTTCACGACGCAAGACCTCGCTTTGTCGTTGGATATGTTCTCTAGCCGCGTGTTGAAGCCCGCTGTTGCAGCAATCGCTAACAAGATTGATCGTGACGGCTTGACTATGGCCAACTTGAACACCGCCAACATCGTCGGCACCGCTGGTACGCCTCCCACAGGTCTGATTACTTATCTGACCGCTGGTGCTTACCTCGATTC